CCTCTTAGTCGTTGAACCTATTTCTATTCGAAATTTGGATGCGGATTTTCTAATATTTGCAATTTTTAAAACATTCATAGTTTATTTCTCTTTCAAAATTATCTATTGTAGTTTGCAAATCTTTAAAGATGTTCCCGCAATTCAAGAGAATTCTTATTATCATTACTGACAATAAGGGCCTGATTGACCCCAAGAACTTCCCGGAGCTTTTTCTACGGTATATGCTGTTTGTGTTGTTAAGTATTGAGGATCAAAAAACATCAATTTTGAATCATAAGGATTACCAGTTCCATCATTTAACAATAATATTTCTTGAATGGCATCTCTAATATTCTTTCCTGCGCTTATTTCCCAAGTTGCGTCAATTGTTCCACCTAAAGTACCGTCTAATAATGCAAATTTATCATAGCATTGTATTGTAACAATTTTTTCTGCATTATTTCGTGCAACAACTGAATCGGATACAACAAAAATTCCATTTTGTTTATAATATATAGTTCCATCTTTAAGTTTAATACCTAAATCCAATCTAATTTTTGTTCCAATCCATATTTTTCTATTATTTGGATTCGGTGTATATTCTTTAGAACTATTGTCTAATGCAAAATTAAGACTTCTGCGTTGTCCTTGTTGGTAATTAATCGTAAGACTACCAATTCCATAGATTAAATCATCACTGATTTCTTTATATATTGTTTCATCTGGATTCAATATATAAATTCTAAAGTCTGGTTCAATACTCTTCCCTTTTATTGCATTAATATATCCTTGTGGATGTTGTAATGTAAAAATAGAATTTTCACTACTTCTTGGTACATTTATATTTCTGATATTCATATTATTGTCCCGTATTTATTTCTTCGGTAATAATATAATTATTGGCATCTTCTATTTGTGTCCATTCAAAAGTTAATTCTATTGGTAACAAAGATGAATCATCCTCAACTTTAAAAGAAGCTCCTGTAATCGTAACTATATAAGAACTTCCTTTTATGTCTTTTAATAATTTTTGATTTCCATTTGATATGAATTTCTTAAACTCTTCTCTCATTTCTGCATTATCTGAGTAAGAATTATTTAGAACATTAGATAAGAAACAATTCAAACTTCCTTTTGAATAATTTCTTTTCCCATAACTTACTTTTGGATATTTTAAAAATCCATCATAAGTATAAGTATCAATTGTTTGTTTTGTTGTTCCTGATTTTAGGTTTGTCGTAAATATCCAGAACGTTCCTGTTGGTTTCCAACGATTTAACCCATTTTCAAATGGAATAATATCTACAAGACACCAATTCCACCAAGAAGATGATGAAATCTCAGAAAACATAGGATCTCCTATTGTGTTTTCTGTAACAGGAAAGATTACATATTGATAATCTACATGATTATTTACTGCATAATCAGAAATTTTTGTTACATCTGCTGGAATTTCATTAATAAAAGTCAGAGCATGTGCATCTTCACGTCGCTTATAAATAAGCCAAGACTGGACAGGCTCTTCAAGAGATAAAATATTTCCCCCTGATAAAGAATCATCATAATTTGCCAATAATATAGTAGAATCTTCCCATTGTGGACGAAAATTTAACACATTTACTTTTTCAAGTTCATCATTTGTTAATACTCTTTGATTTATCCACAAATAATCAAAATATGCATCTCCACTCAAGGTTATTTCATCATAACTTTTTGGTAATGGCATTTTTATTCTTCTTTCTATATTGATAAATTACTTTTTCATATCAATATTATATAATACTTGCGCTAATTGTGCTCTTGTCAAAGGTGATTCAGGCTTGAATTCAGTTTCACTTACACCTTGCATATAACCTTTTTCTACAACATATTTGATCGCTTCGCTGTACCATGCATTTTCCGGCACATCTTTAAATTTTTTCATTGAAATTTCACCTTCATGTTTCTTACTTGGAAAATCGTATTTTTCGTCTACATCTCCAAAGACAGGCAATCCAAAGCCAGTATATTTATCATAACCTTCTACATCTAAATCTTCTGCATGATCTTTCCAATATTGCACAACATCTTCTTGTGTTAAGTCTCCATATCTTTCAACTAACAATGCTGTTTTTCCTGCTAAATATGGAGCTGAGAAAGAAGTCCCTGCATCCCATCCTCTGAAGTCAATAAAATTATGATCAGAAATTCCTGTAGAAGAATAATAGTCTCTTACAGGTTTTCCTTTGTTATCTAAGTGACAAGCCTGTACATAGATAGCAAGATCTCCGGTTTCATCTTTGTTTTCATTACCGTTATTTCCAAAAGAATTAAAGAAAATAAGATTATACTTATCTTGCATTTCTTGCCAAAATCTTCCCATTGGACTTTTTGCAGGATTTTCAAATAATCCACCGCCGATTGATCTTGTTATAATCTTTATATTAAACTTCTTTATAAATTCTTCTGGTTCATATTTAATTTTTTCATTAGAATCATGCGAAGGTTGATATATAATTTCAAATTTTTCTATTTTTTCATTATCATAAATAGAAGAAATACTTGCATTTATAATTGTTGCGGCAGGTGCGGCATCAAATATCCGGTCATGCGTTTT